ACAACGGCTTCGCCAACACTCTGATCGAGGACGAAGGCCCTGCCGCTGCTCTGAGCGCTGACAAGAAAGTGCTCCTCGTCGCAGGCATCCGCCACGACGTCGGCGCCTTCAGGCGCATCCCCGGGGCGATCCCCGTGAACAACAGTATCACCGCCGCACCCGCGGCCGGCGATAAAAACAAACCGGGCAACAAGCCCACAAATCAGAAGGAGGTTAAACCCATGACCGCAGCAGAACTGAGAGCTCAGCACGGCGACATCATCGCTCAGATCGAGCGCGAAGCCGCCGAGACAGCTCGCACCAACGCGATCGCAGAGGAACGTGCACGCCTTCAGGCCATCGAAGAGATCGAGGCCAGTGTCGGCGACGCTCAGCTGATCGCAGACGCCAAGTATGGCGAGAAACCCATGACCGCCGAGCAGCTGGCTTTTGCCGCTATGAAGAAGCAGGCAGCCCTCGGCACCAAGCACCTCAACGACGTCAAGCAGGACAATGACGACTCCGGCGCGGCCGGTGTCGGCGCAGCTCCTAACGGCGGCGAGGAAGGCAGCGAAACAGATGACGCGGCGCAGGTGGACGCTATCGTCAATCTCTACAACTCCACCAAGAAGAACTAAGGAGGAAACGAAACCATGAGCAAGAAACTCAACGAAACCATCGGGACTGTTGAATATGACGGCCTTTTCGTCTCCAACATCCCCGTCGCTGACGTCGTGCATGTCAAGCTGGCAGCCGGCGAAGGCACTCTGAAGCGCGGCACTGTTGTCACCGGCGCACCCGGCGGCGAACTGGCTGCGGCCGCTGCGGCTCTCGTAGCTACCAACGGCACCTACATCCTGACCGACGACGTCGAGCTCTCTGACGCTGTGACTGTGGCTACTGCATACCGCTCCGGCCACTTCGCTCGCAACAAGGTGAGCACCGACGGCGAGTACACCCTCACCGCAGCAGACGAGGAGATCCTGCGCAAGTCTGGCATCCTCTTCGCCGACGCGGTGGAAATCTAAGAAGGAGGACAAGAACATGCCTTTCAACTTTTACGAAACCCACACTCTGCTGATGGCGGTCGAGCGTTTGACTCCTGCCAACAGCTTCCTCCGCGACCGTTATTTCCCCACTAATGTGGCGAGCGACGTGTTCGCGACCGACGACGTGCTCGTCGAATACAAGGACGGCAGCAAGAAGCTGGCGCCCTTCGTGGCTCCTCGCAAGGGCGGCGTGACCATCCTGCGCAGCGGCTACACCATGGAGCGTTACACTCCTCCCTTCGTGGCTCCCAAGCGTGCCCTCAGCTATGACGATCTGAGCAAGCGCGGCTTCGGCGAGGCTCTCTTCAGCCAGCTCACTCCCGCGCAGCGTCAGCAGACCCTCATCCTGAAGGACGCCGACGAGCTGGGCGAGTTCATCACTCGCCGCGAGGAGCTGATGGCAGCGGAGACTCTTCTGACCAACGGCTGCATCATGAAGCACATCGCTGACGACGCAAACGTGGACGACGAGATGGAGATCCGCTTCTACACCGGCGAGCAGAACCCTGCGCACTTCACTCCTGAAATCGGCTGGAACGATCCCGACGCGAACATCATCGGCGACCTCGGCGTGATGATCCGCCTGCTCACCAGCAAGGGCTTGAGAGCCACCGAGCTCGTCTGCTCTCCTGATGTGGCTGACGCCATCATCAACAACAACGGCATCAAGGAGATGCTCAACAACCGCCGCTACGAGATCGGCAACGTAGAGCCCGAAGCTCTGGCTCCCGGCGCTGCTATTGTGGCCAAGCTGAACATCGGCGGCCGCATCATCAGCGTGATCTCTTATGACGAGACCTACACCGACGACGACGGCAACGACAAGCAGTACATCCCTTCCGGCAAGTGCATCCTGACCGCACCTGCCTGCGGTCGTACTCTGTACGGTGCCGTGACTCAGGTCGAGCAGGCTGACGGCGAGTTCCACACTTATGCCGGCAAGCGCGTGCCTAAGTACCTCTCCAGCGCAGAGGGCAACACTCGCAGCTTGACGATCTCCAGCCGTCCGCTGTTGATCCCCAACCACAAGAACCCGTTCATCGCTGGCGACGTTTTCACTGACTAATCGCAGCTGAACAGAAAGGAGCAGAACAATGGTAAAGATCATCAAAGGAACCTACGGCCACTATGACGGCCACAAGGTCATCCCCATCAACGAGAAGAGCGGCCCCCAGTCCTTCGCCCCTGAAGTGGAGGAGAGACTGGTCAAGAAGGGCGTCGCCGTTTATGTCGGCGAAGCACCTGCGGCCGGCAACAATGACGCCGGCGACGGCATGCCTGCGTATGACAAGAGCATGAAGCTCGACGAGCTGAAGAAAATCGCCGAGGCGTATGGCGTAGACGCCAGCAAGGCGAGAAGCAAGGACGCAGTCATCGACATGATCGAAGCAGCGAAGGCTGCGCAGGATGACGCTGACGACGACAACGACGACGATGACGGCGTGGTCGACGATGGCGAGACTCCTCCTGCTGTCGGTGCTGCTATGCCTGAGTAATGCCCGCCAGTCTGAAGGACTTGATCGCGTCCGACGTGGATCTTGTTTTCTTCCAGCTCGACGACTTCGCTGAGACTCACAGAGTCGAAGGCAAGGAGATCAGCATCGTGATCGACAACGACCAACTCGTCAAGATGAAGCAGGGCCAAGTCCTCGGCGTCGCCGAGGCTGACATGCTGATCTTCGCGAGAGTGGCCGACCTTCCGAAGAGAAAAGCTCCCGGCTCTCTGCTCAACGTGGACGGCCGGGAGTTTGTCGTGAACGACTGGACGGAGAACAAGGGCGTCGCTCAGATCTCTCTACGCCAGAACCGGACGGTCTAAGGAGGGAGCGCTATGACTTTAACCAGTATCATCGACAAGGTCACGGAGTGGGCCCAGACGGCGATCTGCGACAAGCTCAGCCTGAAGCTGCCCGACGATGACCGAAACGACAACGAGTTCCCCGGAACAATGACGACGCCGACGGCGTTCGCTATGTTCGTTCCGGCTCAGGACAGACTGCCGCCTCGAGTTCGCGCTCCGATCCCGTCCCTCTGCGTACAGCTGAAGGATGGCAAGGACACGCTCGCAGACGGCAAGCGCACGCTGAAGATGCGTTTCAGCCTCGCAGCATGGAACCCGGGCGAGCACGGCGGCGACGCCGTCGACCCGGTGGAACAGCCCGGCACGCTCGGTGGCAAAAGCTACAAGCCCCGAACGGATCCGGACAAGGTAAACCAGTACACCCGAAACATGGACGGCTGGAGAGACCTCTGGAACTTCGCAGACAAAGCTCTGCAAGCGCTGGAGGGCACCGAGTACATCGGCGGCCTGCGTCTCGTCAAAGAGAACGACGGCATCAGCTACGGCCCGTTCACCGAAGAGGGCACGATCTGGGACTACTATCCGTACTGGTTCCTCTGGATCGACTTCACGCTTGAGTGTGGAGCCGTTCACAAGGAGCCGGACATCTACAAAAATTTACTTTAAGGAGTGAAAATCATGGCATATAAACACGGCACCTATGGCGAGCTCACGGCCAGCAAGGTCAAGAGCGCAGCCACCACCGACACCGTCGTGGTGTATGTCGGAACCGCGCCGATCAACCTCGTCAGAGGCTACGCGGACGCGGGGCTCGTGAACGCGCCGATCAAGATCAGCAACATGGTCGACGCGCAGGCCAAAGTCGGCTACTCCGACGACTGGGAAGGCTTCAGTCTTTGCGAAGCCTTCGCCGAGCACTTCGACAACACTGTCGGCAACGTCGGCCCCATCTACATCATCAACGTGCTGGATCCCGCCACTCACCGCAAGGCTGAGGAGACCACCATCTCCGTCGCTTTTTCTGCCGGCCGTGGCGAGTTCGCCAGCTCCAAGATCATCCTCGACACCATCGCGATCGCGGACAAGGTCGAGGGCGTTGACTTCGAGGTCAACTACAACTACAACAGCGGCAAGGTCGTGATCACTTCCCTGAACGACAACGATCGCCTGAACGGCGACATCGCTGTCTCCTTCGTGGAAGTCGATCCCAGCAAGATCGCATCCGCTGACATCATCGGCCAGAAAACCGCAGCCGGCGCATACAGCGGCCTCGCTGCGATCGCTCTGCTCTATCAGAAGGAGAACGTCGTGGCCAACGTAATCGCAGCTCCCGGCTGGAGCCAGATCCCCGCAGTCTACACCGCCATGGTGAGCGCTGCGAACAAGATCAACGGCCACTGGGATGCGTTCGTTGTTGCGGACATCCCTCTGGTGGACGACGGCAACTTGGTCGACACCATCGAGAAGGCTCTCGCATGGAAAGCAACGAACGGCTACACCTCCGAGTTCTCCAAGGTCTGCTGGCCTATGGTGACAGACGGATCCGGCCGCAAGTTCCACCTCTCCACTGTTGCGGCTGCTACCATGCAGCGCATCGACGCAGAGCACGACGGCGTTCCCTTCGAGAGCCCGTCCAACAAGCAGATCATGGCGACCGGCCAGTTCTTCGGCGCAGACAGCAAGAACATGGGCTACGATCAGCAGACCGGCAACGGCCTGAACGAGAAGGGCATCACCACCGCCGTCTACTGGGGCGGCCAGTGGGTGCTCTGGGGCCCTCACACTGCTGCCTTCACCTACGGCGGCGACATGGACGCCCGCGCGATCTTCGACGTGAACATCCGCATGCTGATGCACATCACCAATGGCTTCCAGCTGCGCAACGGCACCAAGATCGACGAGCCCATGAACGTCAACCTGAAGGACGCCATCATCAACAGCGAGCAGGAGATCCTCGACGGCTATGCCGGCATGGGCGCACTGCTCGGCACCCCGACCGTGCTCTTCGTTGAGAGCGAGAACCCCGAGGGCAACCTCATGAACGGCGACTTCGTCTGGAACATCAACGCGACACCGACCGCTCCCTTCAAGAGTGGCACCGCTCGCGTGACCTACACCGACGAAGGCTTCGCAGCTTATTTTGGAGGTGAGAGCTAATGGCATGGATGGATATTAAGGGCGCGATCGTCGCGGACACTGTGTACGCAGACGGCAAGCTCGTCGCGAAAGACGTCGGCTTCACGCTTCCCAGTGTGGCACTCCAGACTGGTGACGTGCAGGCGATGGGTACCATGAGTGTCCCCCTCGTGGGACTGCTCGACGACATGGAGCTGGCGATCACTAAGATCGGCATCGACCTCGGCCTGAGCAAGCTCAGCCGACTGGAGAAGCAGAACATCGAGTTCCGCTGGGTGCAGAACGTCGTCAAGTCTGACGGCTCCAGCTCTGTCGAAGGCTGCAAGGCCTTCGTCCGCTGCATGCCGAAGGCTCTGCCCGGCATCGGCGTGGAAATCGGCAGCGCTGCCGAGAACGAGCTCACCTATGGCGTGAGCCGTTTGCAGATCTATTGTGCCGGCACTGAGTACATGCTCGTCGACCGCTTGAGCCAGAAGCTCCGCATCGACGGCAAGGACTACATGGACGGCATCACCAAGCTGCTGTAAGAACCAAAACGGCCCCGGGGAGACCCCGGGGCTGATATTTTAAGGAGGCTATCATGAACGGAAAAATCAACCTGAAAAACGCCATCGAAATCAATGGCAAGAAGGTCAAGACCCTGACCTATGACACCGACGCGATCACTGCGCAGCAGTTCGCTGAAGCAGACGCGAGAAAAATGAGAGCGAGCGGCTCCAAGGGCGGCAACCTCTCCGGAGCCGTCGAGCTGGACTACTCGTTCCACCTCTATCTCGGCTTCGCTGCGATCGTGGCCGTGAACACTGAGATCGACATCAGCGATCTGGAGCGCATCAAGGGCTACGACGTCATGGAGGTCATGAAGGTGGGCCGAAATTTTATTATGAAACCGGGCGAGGACTCACCCGCCGACGACTCAGTCGAGCAATCCGAGACTACGCCCGAGCCTTCCACACCTCAGTCTCAGAACTCGAAAGGCGACCAGTAACGGCTTTTCTGGTGGAGTACGCCGAAGCGGCTGAAGATCTCGCCGAAGAACAAAAGCGGAGGCAGAAAAACATGCCGCGCCCTCGTATTCCACACCGTAAACGGAGGTGAGGAAAATGGCACAAAGTAAAGCGCTTCAGGCAATAGTCGAGATCGCTGGCTCCATTTCTCCTACCCTCGGGAAATCTATCGAAGAAGCGACCGGAAAGCTGGGCGGCCTGAACCTCAAGGCGCTCGCGGTCGGTGCAGCTGTCGGCGGCATCGCCGTGGCCACGGGCAAGGCAGTCTTTGAGGCTGGCGAGTACCTCGTGGAACTCGGCGGCCGGTTCGATGAAGCGACCGACTCGATCCGCATCGGAACGGGTGCAACCGGCGACGCTCTGGACGCACTGATGGACGACTTCGACGCAGTGTACTCCAGCGTCCCGACCACCATGGAGGACGCCAGCCAAGCGATCGCAGACTACAACACGAGGCTCGGACTCACCGGCCCAGAGCTTCAGAACATCTCCACGCAGGCCATCCAAGTCGCTGACATGCTCGGCGACGACCTCGGCTCCGTTATCGAGGAGTCGTCTCAGGCCTTCCAAGCGTGGAACATGGACGCCGAGGCCATGGGCGACGCGATGGACTACGTGTTCAAAGCGTCCCAGAGCACCGGCGTCGGCTTCTCTGATCTCATGAGCAGCGTGCAGCAGTTCGCTCCTCAGCTTCAGGAACTCGGGTACGGCTTCGAGGAGTCCGTCGCCCTCATAGGACAGATGGACAAGGCCGGCGTCAACGCCGAGGAAGTTCTCGCCGCCATGAAGAAGAGCGTCAGCTCTCTGGCGAAGGAAGGCCTCAGCGCCGCTGAAGGCATGGAGCTATACACCGAGAAGATCAAGAACGCCAAGGACATGACGGAAGCGACCAACATCGCCGCGGAAATCTTCGGAACCCGCGGAGCCTCGACCATGGCGGCAGCCATCAGAGACGGGACTGTTGACGTGGCCGCTCTGACCGCAGAGCTGGAGAAAAACAGCGAAACGATCGGAGGCTGCGCAACGGACACCTACGACTTCGCGGAGCAGCTTCAGCTGTTCAAACAGCAGGCGGAGGTGGCGCTCAAGCCTCTGGCGGCCACGCTCTTCAACTCTCTGAACGACCTGATGCCGATCGTGGCGGATATTATGCAGGACTTGATCCCGATCATTGAGGAAATGACGACCCAGATCCAGCCCATCATCGAGCAGCTGATCCCGGCAGTATTGCCGCTGCTTCAGGAGCTCGTCCCGGTGGTACTTGAAATCGCGGGCGCCCTTCTGAATGAACTGCTCCCGGCGGTCGTCGATATTATCTCGTCGATCATCCCGGTGCTGATCGAGCTGCTCCAGCTGATCGCTCCGATCCTCTCGGAGTTCATCAGCGCCATCCTTCCGGTCATCGTCAGCCTGATCCAGAAGCTACTGCCGATCGTCCTGAAAATCGTGCAGGCAGTCCTACCGGTGCTTCAGAAGCTCCTGAACACGATCCTCCCGTTGCTCACTGACATGATCGAGCAGATCCTCCCGGTCGTTCTCGACCTGATCGACTCGCTCTTGCCTCTGGTCTCGGCGATCATCGACTCGGTGCTCCCGGTCATCATCGAGCTCCTGAACATACTGCTCCCGATTTTGACGGATCTGCTGTCGGCCATCCTTCCGGTCATCATTGAGCTCATAAACTCGCTGTTGCCGGTGGTGACTCAGATCATCGACGCAGTGCTTCCGATACTGATCGAAGTCCTGAACATTCTGACCCCGATCCTCGACTTGATCATCCAGCTGCTCGGCCCGATCCTCGAGCTCTTCATGATGCTCCTCCAGCCGATCCTCGACCTCATAATCATGGCCATCGGCCCGCTGATCGAGATCTTCGGCTCACTGATCACCGGCATCCTCGAACCGATCCAGCCGATCCTGACGTTCCTCGCCAGCCTCTTCAGTGAGGTGCTCGGCGGAGCGATCCAGAGCATCCAGCCCATCATCGACGCGCTGATGCAGGTGTTCGGCGGTCTGATCGACTTCATCTCCGGCGTGTTCTCGGGCAACTGGGAGCAGGCATGGAACGGCATCGTCAACATGTTCAAGGGCATCTTCAACCTGATCCCGTCGTTCGTCGAGTCCGTCATCAACGGAGCCATCGACCTGATCAACGGCATCCTGAAGGGCATCAACTCCGTGTCTCAGTATGTGGGCCTCGAGATCGGCCTCATTCCTCATGTGTCGCTGCCTCGCTTCGCAGCTGGTGGCTTCACGGAAGGCATAAGCATCGCCGGCGAAGCTGGCACCGAGGCGATCATATCGTTCGATCCTGCATACCGCGAGGCGAACATCGGGTACTGGCTGCAAGCTGGTGAGATGCTCGGCCTCGGAACATCGGAGGACACAGCAACAAGCGCCGCCGGCAGGCTGTTGACGCTGGACGACTTCTCGCTCAGCGAAATGGCAGGCGGTCAGACTATCATCTACTACGACTTCAGCGGCTTCACATGGTCGCCGACCTTCGGCGGCACCGGTGAGGAGGACGAGGATCTCATGGCCGAACTCAGAGACCACGAGGCCGAGTTCTTCGACTGGCTCGAGGAGTGGCTGCGCATCAGAGAGGAGGGACGGTATTGCCGCGCGTAATTTCATATCTCGAATACCGGACAAGAGCCGGCGACACTTTTGACTCGCTGGCACTGACGATGTACAACGAGGAGAAGCTCGCGAAGTACATCATCGACTTCAACCCGGAACACGCGGACGTGATCGTGTTCGACGCGAACGTGCCGCTCCGCCTCCCGATCATGGAGGACGTCGAAACGCCGGCGACGCTCCCCCCGTGGAGGTCAAGCTCTTGAAGCTAATCATCAACGGCGTCGACATCTTCAGTCAGGTGTCCGTCCGCTACTGCGTCCACGAGATGTTCGCAGCAGACCGGGCGGACATCTTGACCGTGCGCTTCAACGATCCCGCAAGTGTGTGGAATAAGTGGAACCCGGCACCCGGCAGCGTCATCTCCTTCGAGAACGGCGCAGCCAAGACCGGCAAGCTCTTCATCCACTCCACGCGGCCGGAGAACGGCGTCTACACGGTCAGAGCGATGTCAATGCCGACATCTGGCAAAAACAAGACCAGCAAGTCGTGGGCCGGCGTCCACTTCTTGCAAATCGCGAACGAGATCGCCGCAAAGCACGGCCTCGAGTTCCAGAACTACGGCTGCACCGATCAGCTCTACAAGTACATCGCGCAGGAGAACGAGACAGACTTCGCGTTCTTCTGGCGTCTCTGCATGCTGGAAGGCTACCAGATGATCGTCTACGACGGGAAGCTGATCGCCTACAACGAGCAGTACATCGAAGGGCAGACACCTGCGGCCACTCTGGAGATCGGCGAGGACGGCGTATTCACATACGAGGATCGAAGCGACAACGCCTTCGGCTCTGCAATAGTGGCGAGCGGCAACTTCTCCGGCACCTTCAAGGCGCCCGGCACGAAGAGCGACAAGATCCTGAAGCCCGAGGCGGCCATCAAGGTCACGAGCAACGCAGAGGCGACTCGCTTCGCTCGCGGACTTCTGAGGGCTGCGAACAAGGGCCTCGTGTGTGGCAGCTTCGCCAGAGAGCTGATGCCCGGCTATGCTGCGGCCAGCCTGATCCGTCTCAACACGAAGAAGGCTGAAGCGTGGAACGGCAAGATCTTCGTCACCGCAGTCAGACACGACCACGTTCGCAACAAATCAACCATATTTTTCAGGAAACCACTGGAGGGATATTGATGGCAGGATATATCGAGAAGGGCAAGATCACGAGCATCGACGGAAACACCGCGCGAGTCGTTCCCTGCAACGAGTCCGGCCTCGTCTCTGCTCAGGTGGTCATCCCGTGGCACATGCGCGGAGGCGCCGGGAACATCGGCAAGGGCACGGAAGTCATCTATGCCGTGTTTGACGATCAGACCGGCGTGCTGCTCATGCGTGCAGACGGAAACTGGGGCAGCTCGCTGCCGTCTCTTTCTGTCACCGGAAGCGTCAGCGCGGGCAGTGTCTCGGCCAGCAACGTGACCGCCAGCGGCAAGATCCAAGGCGGAAGCGTCGAGGCCGGCGGCAAAGATCTCGCGACACATACGCACTCCGTATCAGAGGGAGCGACCGAAACCGGCGCCCCGAAATAATAGGAGGTGATCAGCGTGGCCATCATGGCAAAATGGCGCGACATGACTTTCGAGGTGTCCACCAACAAGGTCAACGCCGTCGAGGGCCTGAGCTTTTCATACGCTCAGATCGCCGACAACAACAGCGACGCGGAGGGCACCCCGCAGACCAACGAGAGGGGCACGGAGCTGTTCCCTCTGTCTTTTTCGACAACGCTGCACTCCGCAGCGGGCATTGACGTCAGGAGTGAGATCCAGAAGTGGGAGAACCGAGTCACAAAGACCGGCATCTTCTACCTGCAAGGCAAGGCTCTGGGCCCGACCTTGCAGCTCAGGAAGGTCTCCGTCAGCGGCGTGGTGCTGGACGACTTCGGTCGGATCAGGCTCGCAAAGCTGAAATTTGACTTCAAAGAGTACGACCGCAAAACGACGTCGGTGATCGACACGTCCGCGCTCAACGTGGGCGCCCAGACATCGGCGAAGTCGGAAAAGAAACCAACCAACACTCAGGCCACGTCGGCCACCAAGCAGACCATCAAAGTCGGCGCCATGGTGAAACCGACGGGCAGCAAATACTACACCGGCCAGACGATCCCGAACTGGGTGAAGCAGCGCAGCCACAAGGTCAGCCAGATCTCAGGCGAGAAAACGCTGCTCGGCTATCCGGACGGCATCTGCAGCTGGGTCTACACCAACGAGCTGACGCTCGTGTAAGGAGGTGCAACCATGAAATCAAGCGGAAACGGAACGCCAGAACAGTGCGCCGTCAACCTGCTCCTGATCACACGCGGCGAGGTGCCGTATGACCGGATCAAAGGCAGAGACGCGACTCTCGTGGATGCGCCCACAACTATCTCGGCCGAGAAGGCTGAGGCTGACGCCGAGTGGCTCCTGAGCACATACGAGCCGCGCATGGCCGTCGAAGGGATCGACATCTCTGCGGCTCTGGCCAGCGCCGGTGACTTCGGCGTCAATGCCAACATATCGGCAAGGAAGGAGGAAAAAGAGTGAGCGAACTCGATTTTATAGGAACCAATAGCACGGAGATCTACAACACCATCATCACGGAGCTCGAGAACGGCGTGGCGGAACCGCTATACCCGGGAGACGAGCGCAGGATCTTCGGCGAGGCTATGGTGCCTCTTTTCGTGGCTTTATACAGCAGCGTCAACGACGCATGCCGCCAGAAGATGCTCCGCTACGCTCGCGGCGAAGTGCTCGACGCGATCGGTGAGAACCGCGGCCTCGTCCGCATCGAAGCTCAGAAGGCGACCACGACGCTCCGCTTCAGTCTGAACGAAGCGATCAACACCAACGTCACGATCCCGGCCGGCACCAGAGTGACCAGCGACTTCGAGCGCTATTTTGCGACCGACGTCACCGCAGTGCTCGCGGCCGGCGCCACCTACGTCGACGTGAAGGCAACAGCAGCCGAGGGCGGCGTTGATTATAACAGCATCCCGGTCGACACGATCAACATCATGGTCGACCTGCTGGCGTATATCGACGCAGTGGCCAACATCTCGGCGACAGCTGGAGGCAACGACATCGAAGGCGACGACGCCTTCAGGGAGCGCATCAGAGCGGCGACCAACAAAGTCACAACGGCAGGCCCCGCTGCTTCGTACCGATACTGGGCGATGCAGGCCGACGCGGCCGTGGCCGACGCGATCGTCGAGTCGCCGAACCCCTGCGAGGTAATCATCACGCCGATCCTATACGGCGGAGCGATCCCGACGCAGGACATCCTCGACAAAGTGCTCGCCTCGTGCAGCGCTTCCGACGTCAGACCTCTGACCGACCGCGTGAGCGTAGCAGCTCCCGCGACCGTGGAGTATGACATCGAGCTGACATACTACACAACGGCAGCGAACGCCGCCAAGTGTCAGGAGACCATCGAAGGAAGCAACGGAGCGATCGCGAAGTACATCTACTGGCAGGGCTCGGCCCTGAACAGAGACATCAACCCGGACTACTTGAGGAAGCTGATCCTCGCGCCCGAGGGAGAGGGCGATCTCGTAGGAGCCGACAGAGTCGTCATTACGAGCCCCGAGTACACGGAGCTCGACAGCACGACGGTCGCGAAGTTCTCCGGGAACCTGAAGGTCTCGCAGATCATCAAGGAGGGATAAGCCATGGGTATGAGGTTATCAAACGCCGACATCCTTCAGCTGCTCCCGGTGTTTATGCGAGACGACGAAGCGGTTCAGGCGTTCGCCAAAGCGGTGAACGCTCTGATCCGCGCCCCCGGCGGGGAGATCCAACGACTCAGAGAGTGGGATCAGATCGACAACATGACCAGCGCCGAACTCGACGAGATGGCGTGGGAGATGTCGCTTGAGTGGTACGACTCCACGGTCGACATCGAGAACAAGCGGGCCACCATCAAGGCGGCCACGCTCCTGAAGGAAAAAGCGGGAACGAAGTGGGCCGTCACCGAAGCAGTCAACGCTGTCTACGGCGTCGAGCCCGTGATCTCCGAGTGGTTCGAGTACGACGGAGAGCCCGGTCACTTCCGGGCAAAAATCGAGGCGAACAGAGGCTTCGACTTCAGCAAGATCCTGAAGGCCATCAACTACGTCAAACGCGCCAGCGCACACCTCGACGAGATCGAGATGACGACCGACGAGACGCTGGAGCTGTTTGTCGGCTTCTCCACTGTGGTCGTCAAGGAGTACGAGACGGCCATGAGCAAGGACGACTTCGTCGCATTTGAATGGCTGGCCGACGAGCTCGGTGACTCCCTCACCGACGAGCTCGGCAACATTCTGACAGAATGACGAAAGGAGAAAGCACATGTTTTTCCCTAAATTATCACTAACAGACGCCGGCCGCGCCCTGATCATCAAGGCGCTCTCCGGCGAGACTCTGACGTTCACGAAGCTGGCGATCGGCACCGGAGAAGATCCCGGGGAGGTCGCAGATCTGACTGACCTCGTGAGCGGCGTCGTCGACATGCAGATCACCAGCATCGAAAAAGGCGACGGCGTCGTGAAGCTCGAGGGCAGCTTCGACAACAGCGCCCTGAACGCCGGCATCTACGCGCGAGAGCTGGGCGTCTTTGCAGAGGATCCTGACATCGGCGAGATCCTCTACGCATACGCGAACGCTGGAGAGTTCCCCGCGTACATCCCGACCGACAGCTCCAACTCCTTCGAGCGCATCACGCTCAGGGTGCTCGTGGCCGTGGGTGACGCTGAAAACATCGAGGCAGTGATCGGCGAGTTCGCCGGCTACGCCACGAAGGAAGAACTCAGCGCCCACACTCTCGACAAGAGCAACCCGCACGAGGTAACGGCTGAGCAGGTCGGTCTCGGCAACGTCGCGAACGTAACAACCGAAAATCTGGCGCCGGAGTTCGGCACCAGCGCAAAGCTGACCAACATCCTCAGCGGCGACACCTTCAGCGTTATCTGCGGCAAGGTGAAGAGAGCGATCGGCGATCTGATCACTCACCTGAGTGCAAGCAACCCGCACAAAATCACAGCGGCCATGATCGGCGCCGGCAAAATCGTGACGGGCACCTATTCCGGCTCCGGCAAGTACGGCAGCGGTAACAAGAACACGCTGAGCTTCGCGTCTCAGCCGAAGCTGTTGATCGTCATGCCGGTCTCCAACTCAAGCCACGCGGACTATGGCGGCTTCGTAGCTCTGCGCGGCGTCACTGTACTGCGTGCCGGCGGCCTCTCTGATGACGTCAGCAACTCCGAGAGCCAGCTGCACCTGACGTGGGGCACCACGGTCTCGTGGTACAACACTTCAAACACTTATTTTCAACAGAACGCGAGCGGGTGGACGTATGCCTACCTCGCGATCTTATAAGGAGGTTATCACATGGCACTGAAAAAAATCACAGAATTGCAGACAGTCGAGGAGCTCAAGCGCACCGAGGCCCATGTGGTCGCCACACAGCCCGAAGTACCTGAAGGAGCAGAGGATCCGATCGAGTCAGCTCGCCGCGTTCCGATCGCGGTGCTGGCCGAGGCGATCTCTCAGATCCTCAGACTCGGCGAGAACTTCCTCAGCATGAACAAGCTGACGGAAATGTACCCGGACATGGTCAAGAACGTGGCGCAGGATCCTGAAGGCATCCGCATCACCTTCTGGGACGGCACCGAGGAAGTCATCCCCGTGGCAGCCAGCGGCGGCCTCGCCTTCGACGGCGGCTACGTTGACGACAACGGGTACCTGCATTTGACTCAGGAAGGCCTCGACATCGACGGCTTCGATCCCTTCTTCGTGGGAAGCGGCGGAGGTGGAGCAACGACCGGCTCGAAGCTCACCTTTGCGATGACATCGTCCACCAGCTTCTCCGTCGCAGAGACAGCCGGCACGGCGCCCCTGACCTTCAACTTCCTCTCGTTCGACGCGGCGTCTGAAGTCGTGACCGGTAACGGCACGCTGAAGATCTACGTCAACGGCACGCTGAAGCGCAGCCTCACCATCCAGCAGGGCCCGAACACGATCGACGTGTTTGAGTACCTGAGCACCGGCGCCAACACCGTCAAGCTCGTCCTGACCGACAGCTACGGCGCAACGGCGACCCGTACCTGCAATATCACACGCGAGTCCCTGACTCTGTCGTGGAACCTCGAGGAGACCATGAAGAACAGCGGAGCCCTGACCGTGAACCTAACACCGACCGGCACCGGCTCCAAGAAGGTCATCGTCAAAGTGGACGGCGACGTCTACTCTGAGGACACTGTCACAACGTCCGGCCGTAGACTCACCAAGAACATCGCCGGGCTGCCTCATGGCGACCATCTGATCGAGGCGTACTGCACCCTCGAGATCGAGGGCACAACGCTGACCAGTGACGTGCTGACCGCAGCGATCGCTCAGATCGAGGAAGGCATCACGCTCCCGGTTATCGCCAGCAGCTTCACAGCTGAGACTGCGATGCAGTTCACCAGCATCAACATCGTCCACCGCGTCATCGACCCGGTGAACAACCCCGCCGAAGTCGAGTACATCGTCAACGGCGAGACCTACGACACCGACACGATCGACCAGAGCGCTCACACATGGAGCTACCGCCCGACCGTGGCCGGCCCTCTGACTCTCGAGATCGTATGCGGCGACCAGAGATGGAGCCACACCCTCACAGTCACGGAGCTGGAGTCTCCTGCTGAAGAAGTGACCGAAGGCCTGAAGCTCAAGTTCGAGCCCGCGACCATCGCCTCGCTGAGCGGCTGGGAGCACGAAGGCGTCACGATCCAACTGTCCGAGAAGTTCGACACAGTCAACGGCGGCCTGAAAACCGACAGCGACGGAGCCCGCGGCCTTCTCGTTATGAAGGGCGACCGCGCAGTCCTGAACTTCAACATGTTCGGAGACGACGCAAGAAAAACCGGCAAAGAGGTCAAAGTGATCTACAAGGTCGAGAACTGCTCAGACTTCGACGCCGTTGCAGTGAGCTGCTTCAGCGGCGGCATCGGCATGCAGCTGAAGGCGAACGCCGTCAGCGTCAACAGTGAGCAGAGCGTCCTCGACATGCAGACCTGCGAAGGCATGCGCACCGAGCTCGACATCAACATCGAGCCCGACACCGCGAACCGCGTCATGACGTTCTGGGAGGACGGATCTCACGCGAAGGCCGTGACATACGCAGAGGCCGACAACTTCACGCAGGCCGAACCGGTCGGCATCACGATCGGATCCGATGACTGCAACGTCTGGGTCTACCTGATCCGCTGCTATGCTTCAGACTTGTCTGACACCGAGATCAAGGCGAACTATGCCGCAGACGGCAAGGACGGCGCCGAAATCTCCAAGCGCTACGACGAGAGCCTGATCTACGACAGCGCCGGCAACATCGACCCGGAACGCTGCGCAGAGATCTGCCCGGACGCCCACGTCATGACGTGGCACGGCCCCGGCATCTCGACGTCCAAAGAGAACAAGATCACCGGCTACCTGACGCACAAGTTCATCGCCGGCGGCCCTGAGCACTCGTGGACGGCCTACAACGCAGTCGACAAGGTGCAGGGCACCAGCTCGGCGGCCTACGTTCTCGCAGCTCTGAACCACGACTTCGAGGCGAAGGAAGGCTTCACGCTCGAGGACGGCACTGTCATCCCGGCCTATGCCATGACAGAGAACAGCATCCCGGTGAGCTACTTCAACTTCAAGGTCAACACGGCCAGCTCCGAGCACATCAACAACATCCTCATGAGCGAGTGGTACCACCGCTTCCAGAGATACAAGAGAGCGGCCCGCGTCGCCGATCCTCGCGTCCGCGACTGCGTCGAGGGACACATGGCGCTGCTTTTCTATCACAACACCGGCACCGAGCCCGTGCTCGCCGGCTCTGTGACAGTCCAGCCTGACGAGACGATCCTCTACGGCATCGGCAACCTGAACAACTCGAAGAAGAACCTCGAGGTGTTCGCTCAGAACGACGAGGACGACGCCATCGTCATCGAAGTCGCAAACAACACCGGAGACACCTGCCGCTTCAAGAGTGCAGACCTCAGCACCGAGACGTGGGACGGCGAGACGAACTTCGAGTTCAGACACCTCTCCGACACTGTAACGCAGGCCGAGGCCGTTGCGCTGTGGCAGCGAGTTCTGGACTTCGTTGTGGCGTGCGATCCTGAGAAGGCCACCAGCAAGGCGCTGAGCGCTCCCGTCGAGTACGACGGCGTCACCTATAACCTCGACACGACTGCGTACAGAAAGGCCAAATTTAAGGCCGAGGCGGGCAACTACTTCGTCATGGACTCCGTGATCTATCACAAGCTCTTCACCCTCGTGTTCTGCCTGCCGGACAACCGCGCAAAGAACACTTTCTGGGGCTACTCGAAGAAGCTCGGCAAGTGGCACCTCTGCTTCAGCTATGACCACGACACGGCCATGGGTAACGACAACGAGGGCGGCCTGACGCTTCGCTACGGCTACCTCGACACCGACACCATCGGCACCAAGAACGTCTACAACGCGGCCGACAGCGTGATCTTCAAGCTGGTCGACGCGGTATTCTGGGACGAGATGCGTGACATGTTCATCGAGCTCGAGAACGAGGGCTGCTGGGACTTCGACGCCTTCGCAGCACTCTGCGACAGATACCAGAGTATGATCTGCCCGGCCATCTGGGCGGAGGACTCGAAGCAGAAGTACATCAGCCCGCTGATCTACAAGGGCAGCAGCGCATACCTTCCTATGCTGAACGGCAAGAAGAGGCTCCAGCGCGCTCAGTTCCTGAAGTTCCAGCGCCAGTTCATGAGCTCCTACTTCACCGGAAACTACTGCACGAGCAACACCGGCACGATCCGCGGCTACACACCGACCGCGTGGGGAGGCATCACCCCGGCCAGCAAGATCACGATCACGCCGTACTGCGACATGTTCGTCGTCGTGAAGGCCGGCAGCATCACCTCCAAGGTCAGAGCATACGCAGGCGTCCCCGTGGAGATCGACCTCGGCGTTCCTTCCATGAACGACACCGAGATCTACCCCTACAACGCCCCGTTCATCCAAGACCTCGGAGAGCTGGCTTGCCTCTATCCCGGCTATGTTGACCTCGCCCCGTTCACACGTCTGAAGCGTGCGAGCATCGGCAGCAGCGTCTCCGGCTACTCCAACACCAACCTCACCGAAGTGAGTGTGGAAAACTGCGAGGCCCTCGAGTACATGAACGTCGAGAACTGCCCGGCACTGGTGCAGGCCCTCAGCCTCTCGAACAACGTCATGCTGAAGGAACTCTACACCAGAGGCTCCGGCGTCACCGGCATCACCTTCGCGCCCGGCGCCCGTCTGAGGACGGCCAACCTGAACGCGATCGTCAGCTTGACGGCGAAGTCCATGAACTACGTCGAAGCGCTCACGATGGAGAGCTATGACAACCTGAGCACCCTCGTCATCGAGGAGAGCCCGGCGATCGACAGCTTGCAGCTGGTGGAGATCTCCGACAACCTCGCCCGCGTCCGCTTGATCAAGGTCGACTGGACGATGGATAACTCCGCGGTGCTCGTCAGGATCTCGAAGATCGGCGGCGTCGACGACGACGGCTACAACACCGAGCACGCAGTTCTGACCGGCGACGCTCACGTCGATTATATCTCCGAGACCCGTCTGTCTGTGTTGACGGCAGCCTTCCCGGGCTTGACGATCACACACACCGAGCTCCTGCCTGAGCACACTGTCCGCTTCATCCTCGAGGACGGAACTGTCTGGAACGAGCAGACCGTTGAGCACGGCAGCTCTGCCGAGCGTCCTGCTGATCCTACGAAGGAGAGCACGATCGACAAGGTGTTCACGTTCAGAGGATGGTCTGGCTCCTATGCCAACATCCTGCAAGACACGACACTGAGCCCGATCTTCACCGATACAGTCCGCACCTACACCGTGACCTTCATGAACGGCAGCAAGGTCGTGCAGACCTCTGTCGTCGACTGCTACGGCGGCGTGGACTACACCGGCCCGGATCTCGAAAAGACCGGACACCTCTGGACTGGATGGGACGCTTCCACCAAGAACGTCACCTCCGACATGGTGGTCAATGCTGTGTTCGAGGCTCCTGCGCTGCCTGCTCAGGTGGCGGACATGACCCAGTTCGACTACCTCTTCAGCGACGACCCTGCTGACAGATCTGCCTACACCATCGGCAACATCTACGCGATCTGCGCGGCCGGTCTGGCGAGCACCTACATGGCAGTGGGTGACAAGCTCAAGATCACCATGACCGAGTCGGCGGGCATCTTCGACGACTACATCATCTTCCAGCTGTACGGCTTCAACCACTTCAAGCTCGAGGACGGCAGCAACTTCGCGAACGCCGTGTTCGGTATGATGGGACTGCTCAACCAGACGAAGCAGATGAACTCGTCGCAAACCAACGCAGGCGGCTGGCCCGAGACTTTGATGCGCACATACCTGAACACCACGGTCTACAACTCACTGCCGACAGTGTGGCGTAACGTGATCAAGTCGGTACGGGTGCTCTCGTCTGCCGGTGAAACCTCTCCGGAGATCGTCACAAGCATCGACAAGCTGTTCCTCTTCTCGTATGCAGAGGTCGGCTTCAGCGTCAGCACGGTGCCGTATTGCAACGAAATCGACGAAGGCGCAGAGACCAAACAGTTCCCGATCTTCACGGATAACAACTCGCGCATCAAGAAGCACTACAACGGCACCGGCTCGGCGGCGAACTGGTGGCTCCGCTCTCCTAATGCGACGAACGCGACCCCC